TGCAGTCTTTGATGTTGGCCATCCTTAGCGACGAAGACGAAGAGCCAATGGACCCAAAATCCTAGTTGCGGAACTTCGCAAAGACAACTGGCTCATGCTGCAATTTGGCGTTGCCAAGGAGCTTGGCATGAGCTTGACCGAAGTCCGCACCACGATGACGCCCGAGGAATTGATTGGCTGGAGCGCTTACTTCCAGATCATCAACGAAGAGCAGGAAAAACAAATGGAAAAAGCCCGCCGCCGAAGGTAACCTATTCCGCGCCTAGAATAGAAAGCGTCGTACCAGCTGTGGATCGTGGCATACAGAGCTGAAATTGAGATAGGCGTAAAAGGTGCTGCAAAGCTAGAACAGCTAAAAAAGAACTTACAATCTATCAACCAAAAGGTTGATCAAGTAAAAGCTAGATGGGAAAAAATACGCCAAGGTGTTCCAACAAAAGAATTTGGTGAAGTCAATAAAAAATTACAAAAAACAACTGCATTGCAAGCTAGGGCTAACGCGCTTGCGGCAGCTACAGAAAAACGTCTAAAAGGACAAAGTAGTGTAACCCGAGGGTTATTAGGTTTAAATAAGGCTGTCTTAAACGCAGCTAGAAGTGAAGCGCAAGCACGCGGCGAAAGCGTAGCAAAACAACGCGCATTAAATAGGGAGTTAGCCAAATCCCAGCAATATTCAAGACCTATAGGACCACAACCGCAACGAGCTGGCGCAGTAAGAGGCCGAGGTGGCGCTGGTCAACTAGCAGGAAGACTAGGCGTAGCAGCAGCGGCAGCTGCAGCTATTCGCGGTGTAGCTAACTTAGCCAGTGCATCTGCAAGAACTTCTGCTGAGTTAAGCAAACTTGGACTTGCTCTTGAAGGTATATTGGGTAAAAACGCCGCAGAAGGCTTTAAAGCGATTGACCGGGCTGCGCGAGATTTTAACCAGCCGATTGTAGACGCTACAAGGAACTTTACACAATTAAGCGCTGCTGCAGTAACCAACGGCAACAGTATTAAACAGACAGAGACTTTATACCGTGCTTTATCTGCTGCAACTAAAGCCACAGGCGGAGACGCAGAAGACCTTAACGGCGTACTACGAGCGGCAACCCAAGTTATTTCAAAGGGCGTTGTAAGGTCCGAAGAACTTAGAGGTCAAATCGGCGACCGCCTTCCTGGTGCGTTCCAGCTGTTTGCCCAGGCCACAAACCGTTCTGCGGAAGAGCTGCAAAAAGCTTTAGAGCAAGGCGAAGTTAGCGCAGACGAGTTTGTAACCACATTCGCAGACTTTATTCTCAATAAGTATGAGCCTGCAGCCAAAAAGATCGGCGACTCTACAGCTGAAGCCGGAGCCCGTCTAACCAAAGCATTAGAAGACCTTAACCGCGCAGCGGGGCCTTTGCTTGCTGACCTTGGCGCGAAATTCCAGAACTTTGCTACGAGTGTAATCAATGCTCTAATTCCGGTAGCAAGCTACGTACAGGATCTTTTTAATTTCACCCCTACGACACCTGCCGGACTGAAAAAAGTAGGTAAGGAGCTTGCTGAGGTTGGCGCAAGACTTAGCGAGGCCGAACAAAGATTTGCACAATCTACGGAAGTACAAGTACGAAAATTTGAACAGTTAAGGATAGATGAACTAGAAAGAAAGCGGCAAAAGTTAGCGAAAGAGTTTAGCCGTATTGCGGTAGCCCTGCCTTCAAAAACAACAGAACCAACCGTATTAAAGAAAACAACTGTAGAAGACAAAGGACCAAGTAAAGCCGACAAAGCTGCAGCTCGTGCTGAAGCTCGTGCTGCCCGAGAGGAACAAAGGCTGCAAGAACGTCTTGCCGCTTTAAGAATAGAACTTAATTTAATTACAACAAATGCTGATTTTAAATCAAAAATTACAGCTGCAGAAATTGCAGGAAACAAAGAGCTTGTAGTCAGACTGCAAAACTTACAGGACATTAACACTATCCAGGCAAACGAAGAAAAAGCCCTTATACGAATACAAGACGCACGGGAAATAAACCTAAGAAAAGAAAAAACTTCTGCAGAAATAAACGCAGCAAACGTAAAAGCAGCCGCAGAGTTAGCAAATATTGATAACCAAAGGCAGCAAGCTTTTGATAAAAAAATAGAAAGCCTTAATTTTGAGTATGCACTTTTGACTGCGACAACAGTTGAAGAAAAAAAGCAGCTACAAATTGCGCAGCAAATGGCAGCATTAAAAGGGCAAGATTTTACACCACAGCAACTAGAGGAAATAAAAGCTGCAAAAGAAAAATTAGACATTGGCCCGATCGAAAATTACATAAACGAGCTTCAACTCAATCTCAACGACACAGAAAGTATGGTTTTAAGCCTTGCGCAATCTGTTGAAAGTTCATTGGCAACTGCAATGTCCAGCGCGGTAGAGACACTAATCACGGGCACTGGCTCGGTCAAGGAAGCCTTTAGCGACATGTTTGCCAGTATCGGAAAAGCCTTTATTAACATGGCCACGCAGATGCTTGCCCAGCAAGCAATTTTGTCACTACTCCAAGCTTTAGGCGGTGGTATTGGTGGCGGTGGTAACGGCGCTTTCAACATAGGCAAAGCACTTACAGGCCGCGCTACCGGAGGCCCAGTAAATGCAAACACGCCCTACATCGTGGGAGAGCGCGGCCCAGAGTTGATGATTCCATCCAGCCAAGGCCGCATCGTTTCCAACGAAAACCTGCGCTCAGAGATGGACCGCTCCACCGCAACGCGGAGCGCAATGTCACGCAACTCACCAGCTGGAGCAATTGACGTACGCTACTCCGTGGAGCGCATCAACAGCGTCGATTACGTTACCGCTGGCGAATTTCAGCAGGGAATGGCACAAGCAGCAAAACAAGGTGCAATCCAAGGCGAGCAACGCGCCATGCGCACACTAAAAAACAGCGCTAGTACCCGCAGGAGTGTTGGATTCTGATGGAATTTGCTTACGGACACCTGTTAGACATTGGGCCTAGCGGCAGCATCCGGTTCCGCTTTCAGAACTACGCGCTGAACCAATCTGTCAATGGCTACACCTTTCTGCCTTTTGGCTTCGGTGGTGCGGTTGCCACTTTGCAGGGAGACAATCTCGATGCGAACTTACAGTTTGCGCACACCGATATGACCCGCAACTGGATCAAACAGGCGCTTGATGAGTTATGGGTCGCCAAGGTGACTACGGTTTTGTGGACACCATCCACTGGCGCCATCCAGCGCACCTTATACACCTATTACGGCAGCTGTTCTAATGGCGGCTGGAACGAAACCACAATTCAAGTCAACCTGAACTCAGTGCTAGACGCGATCCAAAGCAACGTTCCAGGCCGTCGATTGCACCGCTGGCAGGTCGGCAGCATTCCCTTTACATCGCAAGTCCGTGTGTGAGCATTTAATAGGCCGTAAGTACGATTACGGCTCAAAGGACTGCATCCATCTTGTGATTGATGCGCTTACGTCAATGAAGATGAACCCGCCACCGGTCAATCCTGACTGGTACGGGATGACGACGCGCGAAGTAATGGCAGAGATGGTCAGGTACTGCGACCGCATTAGCTATCCGGTCTACGATGGTGACATCACAGTGCTCGTAGCCGATCCGCTGGCTTTTGGGGTTTTATGGCAGACCGGGATTTTATACATCAACCAGACCCTAAAAGCAGTGGACTGGAAGCCGGCGCACGTCCATACAATCCGCCGCTCTTACCGTATGAAATTGCGCTAATTGAAGCGCTTGGCTGCACTGAGGAAGAATACCGCGAATTTATACGCCACGCAGAGCTGACGGCACGGGTGCGCCCAGCAAGCTATGAACACGTTCCAGATGTTGTCAACGGCCCTGTTGCCGTGCCGATTCTTGTAAGCCTTGTTGTCGGCCTGATTTCTACTGCCGTCAGTGTGCTGCTAGCACCTAAAGCGCAAACCATTCAAGCGCAGAAGCAAACAAAAATCGGAAGCCGAAAGCTTGCCGATCAGATCGGGCCTACACGTTTCAACCAAACCACAAGCTTCGATAACGTCAGCGCACTTGCGGAATACGGGCAACCAATTCCAATCCCATTTGGCACAAAAGGCACTGGAGCGGACGGCATAACTACGGGCGGATTAATTTTGGCGCCTGCTCTGGTATGGAGCCGCCTTTATTCCTATGGCACGTACCAAGCCTTTGAAGGTATTTATGTTGCCGGTCAGTACGGTGTAAACACACCAAATTTCACTGGTGTGCGCATTGGCACGCTGCCTTTGGACAGCCTTGGTGGCAAGGATTTTGCGCTTTATTGGTCCTCTAAAGAAGCCAATAACAGGCTGAGCAGCGGAAACCTTATTGCGGGTTCTGAGGGTAGCCGCGATTCTGGTACATCAGGACGCAATGTGTTTAAGGCGCCGGATGCGTTCGGCATGGAGTCCGATGCGTTTTCAATGGCGTACACACCGCAGTCAAACACGGTGTTTGGTACGTCAACACCAATTCATAACGGAACAGCCTTTAGGTTTAATTGGGAGATTATTTCATCTCCTTACGATTCAACGCTTCATGAAGGTGGCGACGGCGGCGCTAGAAAAAGAGATGCACGATTTGAAATGCAGGCTAGGCGCCGAAAGATTGCAGGCAGCGAAGCCGATGTGTTGCACGATAAAAGCCCAGAACGCGGAATGCCTGGTGTGGGCCGCGCCTATTCCCGCCGGATGGGGTTTATTCGATACAACAGTAGTGTTTTTAGCAATAAAACAATTGTAAACAATGTCAAAGTTGGCGATGAGCTTGAGTATGAAATATTTGGCGCGGACTGGTCCGAACTTGAAAACAGAAGCCGTGAAGATGGCGGTTTTGCCGGTTCAAGCGTCAACTTAAAAGATTTAGAGAACTCAGCAGACTCTTGGCGCAGCCGCGCTTCTGATCTGCTTGTAGTCGGGTCTAAATGGATTATTTTGGATTCAGTCTGGGTCGTGCAATCACGAGACCCGCAAACATGGAGGCCAGGAGTTGCCGCGCAATACATCGTTTTTAAATGCACAGCAGTTTTAACACGCAGTGGTGTAAGTTCCATGGGAATCCCTGGAACGCGCACGGTTCGTGAAGTGCTAGGAGGATATGAAGGCCCTGTTAATGGGTACAACGAAACCAAGCACTGCGGCGCCGGTTTCTACAACATATGTAGGTATAACTTCGCGACTATTCGTCCGGTAAGGCGTGATGCCGAATGCGTTGAGATTGGGCTTCGCAGCCAGGTATGGAACAAAGCAAGCGGCCTGTGCAATATCAACGCAATTCCATCGCCCGGAGACTTAAACAAACTTGACGAAAGCAATATAACACTTAACACGCCTCGAATGGACAAGTATTTCGAGCGGACATCCTGTTTTTCAATCTATGTGCGCAAAGTAGCCGAAGCCAATGGCACACGCAATGGAACGTGGGAACGCATCGGAAGGCTTTTTTCTGTCACAGGAAACGCGCCTGTCAATATGTATAACTACATCCGAATCAAACCACGGACTCCAGGCTATTACGAGTATCGGTTTATTCCCCGCACTGGGTCTGACGTTGCAATTCAAAGTATTGACACAAACGTCACGACAGAGCTTGACGCAACTGGAGGAAGCTTAATTGGCGAAGATTTTGATACACCTAGCCATGGCACTTTTCGCATTACAACTACAGGCAGAAAAACTCAAATTAAAAATATCAGGTTAAACCCTGAGCTAGTTGTTGACCCAAGAACATCGCCAGGTGATACTGAGACAAGTTACAAGCCCACTAACCTTTCTGTAACTGGAGGCGTTGCGAGCCCCAATCAGGGCTGGCTAGAGTCCCATTCTTGGATGACCCAAATCCTAGGCGATGCTAGAAATTATGTATACCAAAGGAGGTTTGGCTATTTCACATATACAGACGGCGGCAGAAGTATTACTGTCGGCTGGGAAGGGTTTTCTGACATATATGGGGGCCAAACTCAAATCAGCCAACAGTTTTTAAACGCAAACGGCGGCAACCCTTGGGCGTGGGTTAAATTCCCAAGAATTTTTGTTCAAAGCTCCACGGGCAGCTGGAACGTAGGCGAACAATTCACCTACAGACTTCCTTTAAATAATCACATATCAAATTACACAGACGCAAACAAGCGACGCTACAACCATTTCGATTTTACGATAAGAGTTGACAGCGTTGAACAAAGCGATGAAGTCACACCCCCAACCGTAACAGGTGAGCGCATATTTGAATACAACTCAAGAGTGTCAGACACAAGTCACTTTCTTGAACTTACTAAGTCAAACGAAAGCGGTCCTGAGCATGAAATTGTATATGTAAATGAAAGCCTAGCTAATAGCAGCGATAACGGACCTGTTGCTGAGTATTACAGCATGTCCACGATGGGGCTTGCTATTAAATCAAATGGGCAGTTAAACGGTGTGGGCCAGCTTCGCGCCTGGAGCCAATCTGGAATTAGCGTCTACCGCTTAATTGAAAAGAATTACGCGCCAAGCAACTTACTTGCAGATTTCGTTTACTACTTACTGACCGATCCAGGCCAAGGCTTAGGTAATGTCGTTCCATCTGAACTAATTGACACAAGCTCTTTAGAGGTTTCTGCACGTTTCCAGCGTGCCAACCACATGTTCTATGACGGAGTGCTTGAGGACAGCGAAAGCATCCGCTCATTCATCTACGACAACGCTTCACTGCACATCTGTAATTTCACCATCAAGAACGGGCGTTTTGGCATGATGCCAGCACTGCCCTATGACGGCAACTACAAGATTTCCACAAGCCCAATAAACCCAGAACAGATATTCACGTCAGGCAACATTATTGAAGACAGCCTGCAAGTCCAATACATCGAAGCATCACAGCGAACGGACTTCCGGGCTCTTGTGACCTGGCGCGTCACTATCAGCAACGACCTCCCAACACAAGCCTCAGCACTTGTGGACTGGGCTGACCTAGCCGCGCAAAACCGTGGCTCGTTGACACAGCAGACATTTGACCTAAGCGATTTCTGCACCAACGAAGCCCAAGCATTAAAGACAGCCCGCTTCTTATTAAGCATCAGGCGCCGCGTCACCCATACCCTAAGTTTCAAAACCGTTCCTGATGCGTTACAGATCCAGCCCGGTTCTTACATTCGCGTCATCACATCCAGCACTTCTTACAGTGCCGCCAACAACGGCGCTGTCACAGATGCTGGAGAGCTAGTCACGGTAAGCACCATTCAAAACGGCACCTATGACGCGCTGGTCTACTACCCAACAACTAGCGAACTAAAAGAACAAAAGATCACAATTTCAAACAACAGGGTCACGGCTTCTAGCCTGTATGGAACGTTATTCACCCTGTTAAGCAGCCA